TAATCCTGTAGCCGCGGCTCCTCCTGTATTACTGAATAAAGTACCTGTATCGTTACCACTAGTTTTAAACCAGCCTGATATTGAAAGATTTGATGTTGTAGTAAATAGATTAGCAAAAGGTAAAGTATTATCTTCACTTAGATTTTGCGTTGATGTATCTGTTAATGCAACAGTCTTTTCATTTGTAAACTTGTCTTTTCCTCCGTGTCTAAATAATGTAGGCGTATATCCGCTTTGAAAAGGATGATTTGCTGTATCGGTTTTTAGCCACATTGAATAATTAAATGGTTTATCTTTAGACATAAATTGATGCATAAAATCTCTAGTACCTGTCCCAGCAGTTAATTCATTTCCACTGGCATCGTAAGATAAAGAGCCTAAAGCAAATTTATTGCCTGTAAATGTAGCTGTTGTATTAGTAGAGCCTGGATCAGGTTTTGTAGATACTGCTTTTAAGTTAGCGTCCTCTTCACTTACTCCGCTAGCTCCGCCCCCTCCAGCCGTTGTTTCTTCAGTTAAAGCTGGACACCAATTTTCTCCATCTGGACTCATTTCTAGCTCTACGTCTACTTGTCCGGTTAAGCCTGACGTACTAGACGGAGCTGTTACTGTTAGTATGTGGTCAGTAGAATAAGGAGGTAATACGATAGTATCGGATATAATTTCAGTATCCGTGCTCGTCTTTTGCGTAGCATCTGTTTTAAATTTTTTATGATCGTTAGATGACATTACATCTCCTATTTAATTTTTTTCTAACATAAAATATAATTTTGCATTTAATTTATCTAAACTGTTCCCTTCATCATCACTAATTCCACCATGAGCTAAAATGCGGACATGCTGTAGTAAAGATAATCCTTCAACTTCCTCTCCTTGCGTTTTATCTACGTGGTGAGAAACTTGAGTAGCCATACAGCCTACTCCGTGAGAGGCTATTTCAAATAATTTTGTCCAGGAATTATCTGCCCCTGTAGGCGAATGTTGTATTTCAATATGTATATTAGCAGTAGGTCCTGTGACTTTTGTAAATAGTATAAATTCTTTTGCTTGTGGAGATAAAGCTTTAGAACTAGGACTAGCAATAGGATCATTATTTGTCCCATTAGCGTCCATGTCTTCTGCTATTGTTATAAAATTACACGATGCCATATATCTCCTAAAAAGCCCCCGAAGGGGCTAGTTTATTTAGTATTTTTCTGCTGTGTCAGATCCAATGATTATAATATCACCAGTAAAATCTGTAGCAAAAGTAATAGTTTTTTCGTCCTGAGCTGTTGCTCCAATTACTGCTGGAACTTGAGCCATAGGTACTTTTAATACAGCACTTCCAGACGAAGCTGTTACTTGTCTAGCATCTAAAGTATCTTGAACTACGCCAGATACTACTTTTAATGCTAACACTCTCATTTTTCTTTGACCTGATTTAATACTTCTTAACATGTTGTCTCCTTTTGGTTATCTCAAAGTAACTCCCTAAAAACCCCCAGACCATTTTAACCAATCTGGGGGAGAGGGCTAGGGAGGAACGCCCTCTTTTAGATTAGACTGACAAGTCTTTAATTACACCATGAAAACATGGATTAATATATACTTGTAAGTACCCACCGTAACGTGCTTCATACGCATCTGCATCGTGCTTACGTAGGAAAACAGTTCCGTCATCATCAAACCAACCGAAGTCTGGTCTGTGGTGAATGTGGATGTGAGAATCGTTTAGAAGATAGATTCTATCGTCTTCAACAAATCTTTCTGGGAAGATCCCAATAGGTCCGTCAACAGACATAAACTCTACACCGCTAAAAGAAATGTCAGCTCCAGATTTTGACTTTAAGCCAGCTCTAGTAGCAACAGTGTATCTTTTTTGATCTTCTAATAGATTTAGAATTTTTTCATATTGCTTAAATGAACAAACAATAAGGTTAGGTGACTTACCACATTTCTTTTTAATGTTTAACATTACTTTGTTTAACATATCTGTAGAAATTGCAGCAGAATTAGCACCTTCAACATGACCAGCTTCCCATCGTCTACTAGGAGAAATCTCATATAGTGTCTCACCTTGAGCAAATTCAGACTTAGCTCTAATAGCACCTTTTAGACCTTGTGGGTCAGTGTTAGTAATAGCAAGAGTCTCTTTACCTGATCCTTGCATATAAATGTTACAATCGTTTGCTGGAGTTCCTGTTGTATTTCCCTGGGCTCTTTTTAAGCTAACTTTATTTGCAGTAGGAGTTATTTCTACACCTACAATTTCAAAAAGACCTACAGCCGCATCAGCAGATGTTTCTACATTTACAAGATCTCTTTCTTCAAAGTTTGCTTCTTTAAAATCAGCGTTCATTGTAATAACGAAAGGATCTAATTCTGTACCAGATCCACCTACAGCCGTACTACCATCTCCTGAACCTAAAAGTCCTGAGCCATCATTAAATAATGCTCTAGACATGTTTCTCATCCAGGACTCAACACCTTTCTTAACTACTTCTTTAGTAGCTCTTACAAAAGATCCTTCATCTTTTAGAGCAGCCTTAATTGTCTCTCTATCAACTTCAACTACTGCATACATTTTTTTAGCTTTTAACTCAGCTCTTTCATATAAAGCTGTGTTAGCTTTAGGTAAAGAACCTGATCCAACACCACCGCTAAATGAAGATGGAATAGTAATTTGAATTTTTTCACCTACAAAATTATAGGATTTTTTTACACGACCCAATAAGACGTTAGCCGAGTTATATACATTCTCAGAAAGCTTCTCGTACTTAATCTTAAAGAGTTTTGACGCTTCGTCTAGACTAAATAGTCTTTCACTGTCAATAGCCATTTTTAACTCCTTCAGTTAAAATTTAAAAATCATCCCAATCAACATATTCTTCTTGTTTCCTGGGCTCCTTTTTTTCTTGTTTCTGTGGCGTTATTGCCTTTCTAGAAACTGATTTTGAAATTTTTTTCTTTTCTGCTCCAAAAACATCATTAACAATTTCTAACAAGTCGTCATTATCAAAACTAGGGTTTTCCATAATAATGTTTTGAAGGGTTTCAACCACCTGTTCATTTTGTGATAAAGATTCATCTACTGACGATAAAATTTCATCTGCTCTACTAAAAGCTTGACTATTTAAGTAAAAGTCAGCTACTACCTGAGGAGTAATCTGTCCGTCGTATCCAGAATCTTTTAGATTTTCAAAAGCACTAGAAAAATCTTCCGTACTAATACCATGAGCTTCCTGTACAGTTTCAATCTCAAGTTCCAGTTCCCTTAGGGCTTGCTGTTGCTGAGAATGTTGTTGCGCAGACTCTTGTTGGCGTTGAAGATACTCATTTTGCATATTAAGCTCTTCAACTTTTTGCTGATCAGGAGACATATTTCGTATTCTGTCTACTTCAGGTGCTAATTGGTTGAGAAGTTCCCGCCTAAACTCGTACGGCTTCATTCCTGAAAACTGAGCAAAATACTCTAATGCTCCTAATGCATCATTATTTTTTATTTTGTCGGCAAAGTTATTTATATATGAATTAACTTCGTCCATTTCAGATTTATATTGATTAAGATCTGATTCATACTGTTTCTTTTGATCAGAAAGTTCTTGAAACTTTTTATCATAAGAAATTTTTCCGCTATAATTATTTAGCAATTCTTGTAGATCTACGTCTACTTCTTCGCCATCTACTTTTTGTCTGAACAAAGTATTGGCTGCCAGCTCCAGCTCTTCTTCACCTTGCTTTGCCATGATTCGCTTGATTTCTTCTTTAAAAGCCTCAGACTCGCCTTCTTCCGCTTTTGCTCCAAGGTCTGCCTCTTCATCATGATCTTCTGCTTTAGCTTTTGGTTCGTTCTTTTTTGTCTCTGTCTTAATTTCTTTTTTGACATCATTTAGTATTTTTTCCTCACTTCTGCCGTCTGTTAAAGAATCAAGCTCATCAAAAGATAATGCTCCTGCATCTTCATGTGCCTCCGGTGCTAAATCTACTTCTTGATTTACTTCTTGCATGTTTTCTACAATTTCACTCACTACTTACTCCCTTTGTTAATTTCTTCTTTGTTTTCTAACTCAGATTTATCTTGTCCTGGTATTTGTCCTGTTATAGGTAATCCTTGATTTGTCTGTCCTTGTACTACAGCTCTTTGTTGCTCTAAAGATTGAGGTATAAAACCATTTGGAAATACTGGAAAATTAGTTAGCTCAGCTAATTTAGCTTGAAATAAAGAATTTTGCTGTGCCTTTTCTACCATTAAATATTCATGTATAGCAATATGCTCCATCATTTCTTTTCTATATTCTGGAGGACACTCTTCTTTAAATGTACGTTCTTGCATTGCTTTTGTATGTGTTTTCCAATGTACAATATGATCCTCAAAATCTTCTGGGTCTCCTACAGGTCTGCCTGCCATAATATCTTCATTTTCTGATTCAGCAGCTCTAACAGCTACAGTTAATAGACTATTCATTTTGTCTGTATTTCCTAGATCTAATAAATCTAACCATCTTTCGTTAGATAATAAATCAGGTTTCATTTGCATTATTTCTACAATTCGCTGTACTTTACCGGCTTTACTCTCTGGTAGCCCCGACCCTAATTCTAGCCTAATGTCATAGTTTTTATGTAGATTAGCTGAATCAAAATGTCGTATAGAATATTTATTGTTTTTACCTACAATGCGCAACATACGTCCATCATCAGGTTCATAGTAATCTCCACATACAGCTATAGTCAACTTTGCAAGATCTTTTATCATATCATTATGCTTTATAACTGTGGTACTATTACGCTCTTGTTCTTGTTCATTAAGAAATTGCAAAGCTACTGCTGCGGTAATACCCTTAGGAGGCTGTCCTCTAGACACTCCTTGAACACCATAAATTTGCCCCATTTCTTCACGTAATTGATTTCTAAAATTGTATGCTTCTGGGGGATTAGGTGCTGTTTGTAACATTGTAGGGGGAACAGGTCCTTGATATTGAACAATTGTATTGTCATTACCTAGACTTTCAATCTTACATGCTCCTCTAGGCATTACCCACTTTGCATGTCCCATAAGGTATATATTTTTAGCTAGTAATGTAGATAAATTATCGTGCATGGTTTGAATAGGTCTTACCATTTCATACTGAGAAGCACCATTTAATTGTTCAGGTATATCCATATCAGTTATACGTACAAAGGGTAACTCACCATGATTAAATTGTAAATAACTCATCTCTAATATAACATCTTTTGTAAACTTTACGTAATAGCCCATAGGACAATGTTTAGTTTTTTTATGGTACATTTCATAATAAACTGTCTCTTCTTCCAAATAATCTGCTGTAAGTTCATCTGTGTCAAATGCTTTTACATCCACAGACTCTCTTATCTTACTAGCTTTTTTAGGATAATCTTTTTTTAAAGTTTCTGTAGAACATACTCTTGTTCTAAAACAATACTCTACTTCTGATAACTGTTTTTGTCTTTGTAAATAAACTCTCCAAGGAACTTCTATATCATATTTTACATCACCTATTCTGATAGGTTTTTCAGGATCTATTTTCATAGGGTTTCCTTCTCCATCAGTAATAGTATTTCCTTGTTCGTCTATAAAATCTAAAGTCATTCCTAACTCTCTAGCTTTTACGTACATAGGATGAAGATCTCCTTTATCTTTATCCCACGTAACAAAACAATAAGATTCTCCAAAAATAAACGCATTACGCAACATTTTTTGACGTATCTCATCTATATTATTTATATACCATAAGTGATCAATAAGATATTTAACAGCTTTAGCCGCATTTCTATCTTCATACTCATCATTAGTAGGTAATACATTCACTGCTGGCTTGAGTCTAGATAACTGAGATATACGTGTTTCAGTCATGTCGTGTAAATGATTTACAATAAATTTACTCACTTTATTTAGAAATTGTCGCTCTGATCTACGAATATCAGTCCTTTTAAATGTATCTACTACACCTCTATATGTACTTAAATTTTTTCTAGCTTTGGCATTCCTTGTAATAGCTTGTTTCTCTAAAGTCTCTACTACTTTTGTACACCAGTTTAGTACATCTTTTTCGTCATCTTTATTTATAGCATGGAACGGTTTAACATTAATTTTATCGGGTCTATCCTCTCCTAACTCGTCAAAATAACTCATTTATGCTCCTATACCATTCGATAAATTTCTTCGTTTTCTTCTCTTTGCTCTTGATTTATCTCATCAAAAATATCGTCAGTATCCCCAAAGCTTTCTTTAACAGCTTCGTCTACTGGCATAAATTGTACGGTGTGTGTTTGTTTTTCTAAACTTTTCACCAAAATCAGAGCATACAGCGTAAAAGGTAACAGAATTGCTGTCAAAATGCAAGAAATAAT